GAAGGTGCTGGTGCCGCGGCCGACCTCGTCCATCAGCACCAGGCTGCGCTCGGTGGCGTTGTGCAGGATGTTGGCGGTTTCGCTCATTTCCACCATGAAGGTCGAGCGTCCGCCGGCCAGGTCGTCGCTGGAACCGATACGGGTGAAGATCCGGTCCACCAGCGACAGTTCACAACTGGCCGCCGGCACGAAGCTGCCGATGTGAGCCAGCAGCACGATCAATGCTGTCTGGCGCATATAGGTGGATTTACCGCCCATGTTCGGGCCGGTGATCACCAGCATCCGGGTGTTGTCGTCCAGGCTCAGATCGTTGGCCACGAATGGCGTGGTCAGCACCTGCTCGACCACCGGGTGACGACCCTGGGTAATGCGCATGCAGGGTTCGCTGACGAAGGTCGGGCAATTCAGGTCGAGATTCAGTGCTCGCTCGGCGAGGTTGCTCAACACATCCAGCTCAGCCAGTGCGCCAGCGGTATCCTGCAGCGGCGGCAACTGGCTGATCAGATCTTCCAGCAGCGCTTCGTAAAGCATCTTCTCGCGAGCCAGGGCACGGCTCTTGGCCGACAGCGCCTTGTCTTCGAATTCTTTCAGTTCCGGGGTGATGAAGCGCTCGGCACCCTTGAGGGTCTGACGGCGAATGTAGTCTGCCGGTGCCGATTCCGCCTGCTTGCTTGGCAGCTCGATGAAGTAGCCGTGGATACGGTTGTAGCCGACTTTCAGGTTGGCCAGGCCGGTACGGGCTTTCTCCCGGGCTTCCAGATCGATCAGGAACTGGCCGGCGTTTTCGCTCAACGATTGCAGCTCGTCGAGTTCGCTGTCGTAACCGGTTTTCAGCACGCCGCCGTCACGGATCACTGCCGGTGGGTTGTCGATAATGGCTTTTTCCAGCAGCGCCGCCAGTTCCGGGTAAGTGCTGGTGGTGGTGGCCAGGCGTTGCAGGTGTGGCGCTTCCAGGTCGGTCATCGCCACTTGCAGTTCCGGCAGGGCGCCGAGTGCGTCACGCAGACGGGCGAGGTCCCGAGGGCGGGCATTGCGCAGACCGATCCGCGCCAGAATCCGCTCGATATCGCCGATTTCCTTGAGCTGCGGTTGCAGGCTTTCAAAGCGATAGCGGTCGAGCAGGCAAGTGATTGAGCTCTGGCGCGCCAGCAGCACGGTCAGATCGCGCAACGGGCGATTGAGCCAGCGAGTCAGCAAGCGGCTGCCCATGGCGGTCTGGCAACGGTCGACTACCGATTGCAGGGTATTGTCGCGGCCACCGGCCAGGTTGGTGTCGAGTTCGAGGTTGCGGCGGCTGGCGCCGTCCAGTACCACGGTATCGTCCAGACGTTCGTGGCGCAGGCTGCGCAGGTGGGGCAGGGCGGTACGCTGGGTTTCCTTGGCGTAGGCCAGCAGGCAACCGGCAGCGCCGATGGCCAGGGTCAACGTTTCGCAGCCGAAGCCTTTGAGGTCCTGGGTCGAAAACTGCTGGCAAAGACTTTTCAGCGCCGAATCACGCTCGAAATCCCACGGCGCACGGCGACGAACGCCACGGCGTTTTTCCGCCGGCAGGTCCTTCGGCCAGTCATCCGGGATCAGCAACTCGACCGGGTTGACCCGCTCCAGCTCCGCCAGCAGGTTCTCCCAGCCCTTGATCTCGAGCACGGTGAAGTTGCCGCTGGTGATATCCAGTACCGCGAGGCCGAACAGACGCTCATCGCCCAGCACCGCCGCAATAAGATTGTCGCGACGCTCATCCAGCAGTGCCTCGTCGCTGACCGTGCCCGGGGTAATGATCCGCACCACCTGACGCTCTACCGGGCCCTTGCTGGTCGCCGGGTCGCCAACCTGCTCGCAGATCACGACCGACTCGCCGAGCTTGACCAGTTTTGCCAGATAGCCTTCCGCCGCGTGATACGGAATCCCGCACATCGGAATCGCCTGTCCCGCCGACTGCCCGCGAGCGGTCAGGGTGATGTCCAGCAACTTGGCCGCCTTCTTTGCGTCTTCGTAGAAGATCTCGTAGAAGTCGCCCATGCGGTAGAACATCAGCTGGTCCGGGTGCTGATTCTTCAGGCGCCAGTACTGCTGCATCATCGGGGTGTGGCTGGAAAGGTCGGAGACGGCTTTATTCATCGGATTGTCAGGTAACTCGTTGGAAGATGTGGGGCATAAGCGGGGCGGTCGCCGGGCTTTTCCGCGATGGCGCAAGGTTACCATGGGCAGTCTGTCGGACGCAGGCATCGCGGCCGGGTGACATCTATCTGGCGCAAAAAGCTCGACTATGCACGATTTATGCAAATCAGCATTTGTCTTCCCGAAAAACTTCAAGCACTATGCGCGTTATGCAAAAACGCAACGTATCCTCCGTCTTAAGAGCACTGCTCGATCAGCACGGGATCTCCCCCACGGAGCTCCACCGTCGCACCGGCGTGCCTCAATCCACTCTCTCGCGGATTCTCAGCGGGAAGATCGTCGATCCTTCGGATAAGCACATCTCGAAGATTGCCGAATACTTCGCCGTGAGTACCGATCAGTTGCGCGGGCGCGCGGATGTTGCGCCGGTCTCGGGCGGCGGGCGCGAGGAGTTGCATTCCGAACTCAAGGACATAAGCCTGTGGGACGATGACACGCCCGTCGATGACGACGAGGTGTCGGTGCCCTTCCTTCGCGAGGTTGAATTGGCTGCTGGATCAGGAAGATTCGTCATCGAAGAGAGCGAACGCTCTAGCCTGCGCTTCGGCAAGCGCAGCCTGCGCCATAACGGCGTGCAGTTCGACCAGGCCAAATGCGTGACCGTGCGGGGCAACAGCATGTTGCCAGTGCTGCGTGACGGCGCCACCGTCGGTGTGAACGCGGGCAAGTGCGGGATCGGCGACATCATTGATGGCGACCTTTATGCGATCAACCACAACGGTCAATTGCGGGTGAAACAGCTCTATCGCCTGCCCACCGGCATCCGTCTGCGCAGCTTCAATCGCGATGAGCATCCGGACGAGGACTACAGCTTCCAGGACATGCAGGAAGAGCAGATCGTCATCCTCGGTCATGTCTTCTGGTGGGGCATGTACGCCCGGTAACGATCTCTCTCTCAGATAAAACCCGCCCACGGCGGGTTTTTTTTCGCCTGTAGAAAACCGGACAACCCTTGATTGGCGGGGCTCCCATGCACCTGCGCAATTCTCATGCATAAATAAATGCATTTACGCATTGACTGGATATGCATACCTGCATATTCTTGCCACCAAGCCGCTCGACAAAGCGGCTGGCAACAACAGCTCTTTAGTTCCACAAGAACAGGCAGCGATGAACCGGCCTCAACGGTTCAGAGGGTTGGCAACTGACCCGGGTGTGCAGCGTAAAGCACCAGAAGCAGTTATCCGGCGGGCAGGGACCGCGGTCGGAAAAACAATTTGAATGGACTCGTACCGCGCCAGTAGCGCCGAAAAGTCAGCTTCCTTCACGTACGCAGGATTGAAGGAAGGCGAAGGAGTGCATTACTGAAAAGCCCGGTGAAATGCCGGGCTTTTTGGAATGCCTGCCTGATATTTACTCCGCTCTAGACAATGGAGCGTTCGTTCAGGAGAGCAGAATCGAGGGCGATATTCGCCAGTAACGATTAAAGGGAGAAGTAGATGAATCGCTATGCGTTGGTTAAAACCGATTATTCGAAGCCGTTCAACAAAGTCACGCAGATTGTGGACGCTGAAGTAGCCCCAACGGACGGGGATGGTTTGTGGGTTGAGATCACCGCAAACACCGCTGTTCAGGTGGGATGGAAAGCGACAACCACAAATTATGTTGACTGGGTCTTCAGTGAGCCAACCGTCCAGGACCTCGAAAAAGATGTGGCCCAGACCGCTCTGGAATTGCTGACGGCTGCCAGCAAGTGGCTGTTGGTACATCCGCTGCAATACAAAGTCGACCTCAGCGTTGCCACACCTGAAGACCAGACTCAGTTGCTGGCTTACAAGCAGTACTGCATTGATCTGGGCGATATGTCGAAACAGTCCGGCTATCCGTACACAGTTACCTGGCCGTTGGCACCGTTCTGATCCGGTCGCATCGGCCAGCCGTTGCATCAGGAGCGCACTACTGAAAAGCCCGGCTACAGCGCCGGGCTTTTTGGAATGCCCGCCTCGAGAGAAACCGTTTGAACTCAATACACAATACTCATCAAGCACCTACGGAGGCGTGACATGACAAACGAGCAACAAGCGTTGGCGGACATGCCGATCTGGTTGGTCATCCTCCTTGCCGTGGCCGGCGGGGTCTCCGGCGAAATGTGGCGCGCCGACAAGGACGGCGCCCGCGGCTGGCCGTTGCTGCGCCGGCTGGCCTTGCGCTCCGGCGCCTGCATGATCTGCGGCGTCTCGGCGATCATGCTGCTGTACGCCGCCGGCATGTCGATCTGGGCGGCCGGTGCCTTCGGTTGCCTGACCGCCATGGCCGGTGCCGACGTGGCCATCGGTCTGTACGAACGCTGGGCCGCCAAGCGCATCGGCGTCTGCGAAGTTCCGCCACCGCGCGATCCACAGTAACCCACCCCTTTCTTGCCTCGCTGCACGCTGTGCGGCGGGATTTTGCGTGGACGTTCGAAAAGGAGGTCATGCATGCCCACACCGATCCGACAGCCGTCGCAACTGTTCACGGCGATGGCGACAGCCTTGCGCAACAACGTCGATCTGAACGTGCAGGTCGGCAATCACGATGACTTTACTGCACCCGGCGACAAGGCCTGGGTGCTGATCGACATCGAACGCAATGCACCGGGAGAGCGCGCCGCCAATGGGCGCATTGCCCACGCATTGACGCTGTCCCTTCAGGTTATTCCGGCCATTTCCGCCAGCGCGTTTGCCGCGTGTGACCTGATCGCCGCCCTGAAAAACCTGATCACCGACAACCGCTGGGGCCTGCCCGGCGATCAATGCGATCTGCCGATGAACCTCGATGGTTTGCCATCACTGGCGATTCGCGCGGATCAGCCCAACAAGGCGTGGACTCTGACCTTCAACCAGACCCTCTACCTGGGCCCGACCTTGCTCGACGATCCGCTCGGCACACCGAAATTCGCCCGTACCTGGGAAGTCAGCGACATCGACGACCCCGACCAATACACCTCGCTGGAGGCCTGACCGATGTTCGACGCGTTACTGCGCATGCAACTGGGCCCGATCATCGAGCGCCTGGCCGAGATGGAAGCGGAGATCGAAGACCTGCACCGACGCGCCGAAAGCTATTGCCGTATCGGCATTTGTCAGGAAGTCGATGCGGCGAACAACACCTGCAAGGTCAGCCACGGTGGATTGCTCACCCCGGCCATCAAGTTCTTCAACCCGAGCGCCGGCGCGCAGAGCGAGTCGCGGATTCCCAGCGTGGGCGAACAGTGTCTGTTGCTCAACTACGGCAGTGGCGAAAGCGGTGCGCAAAGCGTGGCGTTGTTCGGCTTGAACAGTGATCGCTTTCCACCCGTTGCGACCATCCCCACGTTGACGCGACGGGTGCATGCCGATGGCAGCGAAAGCGGCTACGACGACGCCACGCACACCCTGCACTGGCAAAACGGCCCGGCAGCCTTCAGCGGTTCTCGCGAATCCCTTGAACTGAGCATCGGCCCGGCGCGGCTGGCGATGACGCCGCAAGCGATCAACCTGCAGCTGGGCGCCGTCGGCCTGACGATCGACGCCTCGGGCGTGCACTTCAGCGGCCCGTTGGTGGATCACCAGGGTCGCGTCATCAGCCCCTGAATCAAGAGCCTCCCATGATCGGAATCGATAGAGACACCGGGGCCACGGTCGACGACTGGCTGCAATTCGTGCAGCGCGCGACCCGGGCCCTGACTACGCCGCTGGGCACCCGGCAAAAAAGGCCCCTTTATGGTTCGCTGATCCCCACGCTGCTGGGGCAAAACCTCGGCGATGACGTTCTGCTTCTGGCCCAGAGCCACGCTGCGCAGGCGTTCTACAACCCGCAGAACGGCATCGGCGATTTCCAGCCCGGCGTGATCGTCGCCACCCGACACGGTGCCGGTCTGCTGTTGCGTTTCGCCGGTACCTGGAAAAACCGCCAACAGACTTTCGAGGTCGTGACATGAGCATGTTGATCCCTGGTCAGAACCAACTGGCCGAACCTTCACTGATCAAGGTCGAGGCCTTCGAGGATCTGCTCGCCGAGTTCAAGACTTTCGTCCTGGAATACGTCGGATCCCGCTCGCCGCAGAGTGCTGCAAAACTCAAGACCAGCCTGGAAAACGAGAGTGAACTGCTGACCATGGCCCTTGAGGCTTTCTGCGTTCGTCTGCAAACCCACGAACGCAAATACAACGCCCGCATCAAGCAGATGCTGGCGTGGTGGGCGACCGGCAGCAACCTTGATGCGCGGCTGGCTGACATGGGCCTGGAGCGACAGCTGCTCGACCCGGGCGACCCGGCGGCATTTCCGCCGGTGCCGGCGATTTACGAAAGCGACGATGACGCCCGGTTGCGCTACTACCTGGCGCCCCATGCGCCGGCGGCGGGTTCGCGGATGCAGTATCGCCGCGAAGTCTTCACCCTCGGTGAACGGCCGGCGGTGAAAGTCGAATCCACCGATGCCGGCGTCGTCGACGTCACCTACACCTTTGCCCCGGACGGCCTCGCCGCACAGGTCAAGGATGGCAATGGCCGTCGCACGGCCCCCGGTGAAGTGCAGGTGACTGTGCTGTCCCGCGACGCCGACGGCACACCGTCCGCCGCACTGCTCGACGGCGTGCGCCAACACTTCGCCCGGCCCGATGTCTGCCCGGAAACCGACAAGGTCACGGTCAAGGGCGCCGAGATTCAGCGCTACAAGATTCGCGTCGTGGCGAAGATCAATTCCGGCCCGGATTCGGGCCTGACCAAAGTCGCCGCCGAGCAACATCTGCAAGCCTACGCCGACAGTTGCCATCGCCTGGAAGGCCGGGTCGATCCGAGCTGGATCGACTACACGCTGCACAGCGCCGGCGCCGTGCAACTGGAGATTCTTGAACCGCTGACACCGATTGTGTGCAGCGCGTTTCAAGCGCCTTACTGCACGGCGGTCGAAGTCGAGGTGCAGACCCTATGACGGACCAGACACCGCGTCCGACCCTGCTGCCGGCCAACAGCTCGGCACTGGAACGGGCGCTCGATATCGGCTTCGGCACCTTGCTTGACCGCATCGTGCCGCCGTTTCCCGAATTGATGAACCCGAGCGAAACACCGGTCGCGTTCCTGCCGTATCTCGCGGCGGATCGCGGCGTGGCCGAATGGAGCACCGACGCACCGGAGGCGGAAAAGCGCCTGACCGTCGAGCTGGCGTGGCCCACTGCGCGCCAGGCCGGCACTCGCAAGGCACTGGAGAACGCCGCCAAGGGTTTGCAACTGAGGCCTGAAGTCCGGGCCTGGTACGAACAGACTCCGCCCGGCGAACCCTACAGTTTTTCCGTGCGGGCCTTCAGCGAACAACCCTACAGCGAAGAAATCGACGCCCGTCTCGACCGACGCCTGGCCGATGCCAAGAGCGAACGGGACGTGCTGTCGGTGTCGGTCGGCCTCAGCGCCTTCGGCTCTCATGTGATCGGCGCCGCAACCTTCTGCGGTGAACTGACCACGGTCTATCCGGTGTTCCTCGAAGGCCTCGAAACCTCCGGTGAAGCCTTCATGGCGGCCGGTCTCTACACCGTCGAAACATCCACTATTTATCCTCAGGGGGCCTGAATGGCTGACTATTACACCCTGCTAACCAACGCAGGGATTGCCTACGAAACCGCCTGCAAGGCAGCGGGCGTGCCGATCAAGCTGACGCAGATTTCCGTCGGCGATGGCAATGGCTCGGTTTACAACCCGGCCGCGACGGCTACCGCGCTGAAGCGCGAAGTCTGGCGCGGTCCGCTCAACGCGTTGTTCCAGGACGAGAAGAATCCGAGCTGGCTGCTCGCCGAAGTCACCATCCCGCCGGACGTCGGCGGCTGGTATGTGCGTGAGGCCGGGCTGTGGACCGACACCGGCATTCTCTACGCCATCGTCAAATACCCGGAGTCGTTCAAACCGGTGCTGGCCACCTCCGGCTCGGGCAAAGAGTTCTACATCCGCTCGATATTCGAGACCAGCAATGCTTCGCTGGTGACGCTGCTGATCGACGACACCGTGGTCAAGGCCACTCGTGCGTGGGTCATGAGCTACCTCGCCGAAGAACTCGGCAAACTCGATGGCAAACAATCGGTGCGCGTCGCCGCCACCGCCAACGTGGCGTTGAACGGTGCGCAGCAGATCGACGGTGTTGCCGTGATCGCCGGCGACCGCGTGTTGCTGCCGAACCAGACCCTGGCCAAGGACAACGGCCTGTGGATCGTCGCCAACGGTGACTGGGTTCGGGCCAACGATGCCAATGTCAGCGCCAAGGTCACCCCTGGCCTGACGGTGATGGTGGAAGAGGGCACGCTCAACGGCGATTCGCTGTGGCACCTGACCACCAATGCGCCGATCACCCTCGGCACCACTGCGCTGACATTCAAGATGCTCGCGGGACGCACCGGGATTGCTGCCGGTACCTACAAAAGTCTGAGCGTCGACGAATATGGCCGTGCGACGGCCGGCTCGAATCCCGACACGCTGGCCGGTTTCGGCATCAAGGACTCCTACACCAAGGCTGAAGTCGAAGCGCTGATTGCCAAGGCCTCGGCGTTGCCGGTGGGGTCGATCGTGGCGTTCCCTGTCGATACGCCGCCGCCGGGTTTTCTGGAGCTGGACAACAGCGTCAGGAGCAGCGCGACCTACCCGGACTTGAGCGCTTATCTGGGCGGCAAGTTCAACAAGGGCGATGAGGGTGTCGGGAATTTCCGGTTGCCTGAGGCGCGCGGGGAGTTTTTGCGCGGTTGGGATCATGGGCGGGGTGTAGATGCGGGGCGCGGTCTCGGCAGCTTTCAGGCAGACGATTTCAAGTCCCACAACCATCCTCCAAGTACCAATCGCCCTGGCTTCATGAGTAACGAATATCCTGTTATTCAGGCATACCACGGCACTAACTCTTCGGGTACACCATCGTATTCCGGAGAAGGGCAACAGATGGCCGCTACCGGCGTACGCGGTGGTAGCGAAACTCGCCCACGCAACATCACCGTCATGTGGTGCATCAAAGCGTGGAATGCTCCGGTCAATCAGGGAAACATTGATGTAGCGGCACTGGTCAAGGAAGTTTCCCGTTTGGGATCTGCCGTTCCGGTGGGTGCTGTCATGGCGTTCCCGACGGGGATCGTGCCGCCCGGTTTTCTTGAGCTGGATGGCAGTGTGCAGAGCACTGCGACTTATCCGGATTTGGCGGCGTATCTCGGTACCAGGTTCAACAAGGGCGATGAGGGGACCGGGAATTTCCGGTTGCCGGAGTCTCGTGGTGAATTTCTACGCGGCTGGGATCATGGACGCGGTGTGGATGCTGGTCGTGCGATGGGTAGCTATCAGGCTGACGATCTCAAATCTCACAATCACACTTTCTCGGCCCCGACATCCATCGCCGCGTCTGGTGGCTCCTCAGGCATCATTCTTTCTGCAACGGGGACGCCTAACTGGTCTACGACGAATACCGGAGGGGGTGAAACCCGCCCCCGCAACCTCGCCGTCATGTGGTGCATCAAGGCCTGGAACGCGCCGATCAATCAGGGAAACATCGATGTAGCTGCGCTGGCGAAGGAAGTCTCGCAGCTTAAATCTTCTGTTCCTGTGGGTGCTGTTCTGTCGTTCCCAATGGGCGTCGTGCCTGCCGGTTATCTGGAACTGGATGGCAGCGTGCAGAGCATCGCGACCTATCCGGATCTGGCCGCGTATCTCGGTACGAAGTTCAACAAGGGTGATGAGGGCGCAGGGAATTTTCGCTTGCCGGAGTCGCGCGGTGAATTTCTGCGTGGCTGGGATCATGGGCGAGGTATCGATGCGGATCGAGCATTGGGCAGTTATCAACTTGATGCGCTGCAAAACATTACGGGGTCGATGACCGCGAGTAATGGCACGCAACTCGCTGGCGCCGCATATGGAGTTTTCAGTGTTCAGTCCAACGGTGCGGTGTCTATGCCGGGGGGGGGGAGTACAACCGCACCCATTTCGATGGTCTTTGATGCTTCAAGGGTAGCGCGAACTTCAACTGAAACCCGCCCGCGCAACCTGGCGGTGATGTGGTGCATCAAGGCCTGGAACGCACCGGTCAATCAGGGAACGATCGATATCGCCGCACTCGCAGCGGCCATTGAAACCGCCTCCAGCAATGGCCCGCTTGTTGGGAGCATGCGTGGCGACAAGATGCAGATTTCGGTCGCGTCGTCGTCCGGAACGATCAAGGTGGCGGAGGTTGTTGTCGGCAACGCCAACGGCAAGACGCGCACCCTGCGAAACTTCAGCCAGTTGGTTGATCTGGCGTCGGCAACCAAGGGCCTCGGGGCCATGGATGCAGGGGCCGCGCCAGTCAATGGCTATGTGGCCCTCTATGCCTTCTACAACCCGGTAACCGAGGCTCAGGGCGTGATGGCGTGGAACTGCACGTCGGCTGTGGCGCCTGTTATGTACGGTGGATCGGCTCCACCAGCGGGTTACACCTACTCGGCGCTGATCGGGGTGTGGCCAACGAACGCCAGCGGCCAGTTTCCGAATGGTTATCAGGAAAGCCGAATGTTCTCCGGTAATAGCAAGGAAGTGTTGTCGACACAGGGCGGCAGGTCCAGCTATACGCCGTTCTCGGTGGCTTCCGCTGTTCCGATGAATGCAAAGCAGTGTCAAGGCTTCATTGGGCTTTCCAACGCCTCGGCTGGTGCCAATACCTATGGAACCTTGGGCGGCGAAAATGGTGTGGGCTCCGTACAGTTCGCTTGCAATCCCTCGGGCGCTGCAAACGGCGGCCCTCAAAGTCCTTTTCCGCTTCTGCCGCTGACAAGTCCTCAGACGCTGTATCACACCCTGACGGCGAATGTGGGTATCGCAACCTTTAGCATCAACATCTCGGCATATACATTTTAAGGCTGACCTATGAGCATCTATGTCCAATTTACGGACGAGCACCAGCTTGCCGTGACTGCGGTTTTTGCAGAGCCGCAAGATGAGGCGTATTGGCCAAACCAGGGCGTCGTTACGGATGACGATGACCGCTATCTGGCCTATATCGCTTCAAAAACCGGAAATATCCCGGTCTCAAAAGAGGACGTCATTGCTGCCGAGCGATTCCGCCGGGAAGCCTCTGGCGTGTCAGTCGGCGAACTGCTGATCGAGACAACCCGCGACAGCCAGGCGCTGATCGCAAGCACGGGGCTTTCAGCCATTCTCGATTCCGAATACCGCTGCAATTTCAAAACAGCGAAGGGATTCGTCGAGATCGGCGCTGCACAAATCATCGAAATTGCGAAAGCCGTGCGGGCGCACGTCCAGGCCTGCTTTGACCGCGAGCTGACGTTGTTACGCGCAATCGAGGCAGGCGAGTACCGCGACCAAATGCTTGCCGAAGGCTGGCCGGATTCATCGTCGCCCGATACCGCAAATCTCAAATAAACGCCTCGCATCCCGGGGCGTTTTCTTTCCCCCAAAAAACACTCAACACCCGCCAAGCCCCTCCCCACGAGGGGCTTTCCCGTTTATGGAGAAACGAAAAATGGCAACCCGCCAAACCTACACCGTGCTCGTTCCATTCCCCACCGGCGGTGGGCACTGGTCGAGTGTCGGCCAGGAACTCGATCTGCTCGATGTCGAGGCCAGTGCCCTGCACAGCGCCGGTCGACTGGAGCTGAAAACACCTACCACCAAGGCCGTGAAGGCCGCTGCCAAGAAGGCTGACTGAATATGGCTGAGGTTCTGAACTTCGAGCACAACGGCATTACCGTCAATGCCACCGAATCCCCCGAGGCCATGGGTGGCCTGGGTGACAACGTCATCGGTCTGGTCGGCACCGCGCCGAAAGCCGATCCGCTGATTCCGCGCAACGCACCGTTTCGCATCAACAGCTTCACCACCCACGCACTGCTCGATCCGACTGGTGCGGAAGAGGGCACCCTGTACCACGCCGTTTACCAGATCCTCAAAGTGGTCAAGGTGCCGGTGTACGTGGTGATCGTCGAAGCGGGCGCGACCCCGGCCGACACCGTCAATGCAGTGATCGGCGGCATTGAGCCTGCCACCGGTCGCAAGCTCGGTCTGGCGGCACTGGGCAGCGTCCCGGAAGACCTGACCATCATCGGCGCGCCGGGCTTCACCGGCACCAAGGCTGTAGCCAGTGAGTTCGCCTCGTTTGGCAAACGCATCAAGGCCCGTGTGGTGCTGGACGGCAAGGACGCGTCGGTCGCTGACCAGGTGACCTACAGCCAGGAACTGGGCGGCGCCGACCTCGGTTTCGACCGTTGCCTGGTGGTGCACAACATGCCCGCCGTGTACTCGAAAGCGGCGAAGAAAAACGTCTTCCTCGCGCCATCCAGCCTGGCAATCGCCGCACTGGCCAAGGTCAAGCAATGGGAAAGCCCGGGCAACCAGGTGACCTACGCCGAAGACGTGTCCCGGGTCGTTGAATACAACATCCTCGACACCTCCACCGAAGGCGATCTGCTCAACCGCTACGGTGTCAGTTACTACGCCCGCACCGTGCTGGGCGGCTTCTCGCTGCTGGGCAACCGCTCGATCACCGGCAAGTTCATCAGTTACGTCGGTCTGGAAGACGCCATCAGCCGCAAGCTGGTGAAGGCCGGCCAGAAAGCCATGGCCAAGAACCTGACCAAGTCGTTCATGGATCAGGAAGTCAAACGCATCAACGACTGGCTGCAGACCCTGGTCGCCGACGAAACCATTCCCGGCGGCAGCGTTTACCTGCACCCGGAGCTCAACAGCGTCGAGAAGTACAAGAACGGCACCTGGTATGTGGTCATCGACTACGGCCGCTACGCGCCGAACGAACACATGGTTTATCAACTCAACGCCCGCGATGAAATCATCGAGCAGTTCCTGGAGGACGTTCTCTAATGTTTACCAACCGTAATCGCCAGGCCATCGCGGCCACCCTGCAAGGCCTGCCGCTGTCGGCGACCGTGGAAGAGTTCACTCCGCCGAAAATCGAATTCGATGTAGAAGAAATGCGTGGCGGCCGCTTTATCGTTGAAGAAATGGTCAAGGGCGGCAAAGAGCTCACCGCCAAGTTGACCCTGCAAGGCATGGGCGCCGAGGTCATGCTTGCACTGGGTGTGAAGCTGGGCGACGACATCCTGCTGAACGTGCGTGAAGCCGGTCAGGACCAGGACGGCAACACCTGGTTCACCTACCACACGGTCGGCGGCAAGCTGAAGTCCCTGGAGGAAACCGCGGTGAAGATGGGTGAGAAGCCCAAGACCAACCTTGAGCTCTCCTGCCGTACCTACAACCGTCTGGAAAATGGCGTGCCGGTGATCGACATCGACGTGCGCACCCAGAAGTTCGTACTCAACGGCGTCGACATCCTCGGCGATGCGCGTCGTGCGGTGCTGATGCCGTAAGCCTTTTTGGCAGACCGTGCACAAACCCTGTGGGCAGTCATGCCCGCAGGGATCTTCAAGAACACCCAAGGAATTCCTTTCATGTCGTGGATGCCACCCAAGCATGACCTGCTGTCGCCGATCACCGGTGACGACGGCTCGCAGATCGAATCGATCCAGCTCAAGCCCCTGTTCTACGCCGCCCAGAAAGAAGCGCTGGAACGCGCCGGCGACGATGAAGACGATCAGTTCTTCGAACTTGACCTGCTGGCCACC